TACAGTGCATTTACTAACTACTCAAGCTATGCTGATGAAAGAAATGGTTTCATACTAAGAGATACTGGTAATGATACTAAAGCTGAATCAATGTGGCAAAGAGAACACGAAGTATCTAAGTGGCTATCTCACCCTAAGTTCAAAGCATTGGTTGCAGCTTAATGCATAGTGAAAAAAGAACAGGTGACATAACTGAACTAAAGATATGTCACCACTTTTTAAAAGAGGGTTATGAAGTTTTTAAAAATGTTTCTTGCACAGGGATAATTGATATAATCCTCTTTAACAAGCATACAGGAGAGATAACTCTACTAGATGCAAAGACACCAATTATATCACAAAAGAAAGATGGTACTATTCGTTTGTCTTCTGGGAAAACAACAGATAGACAAAAAGAACTAAACATCAAAGTTGTTTGTGTTTATAATAATAAAACTTACATGAGTAATCATTGTATAGGAGAAACAATTTATGAAAAAGAATAAATTCCCACGATATTTACAGGAGCAAAGATATGGAAACGGTATGGCTTTTTACAGGTATAATCCATCTGCTAGATATATTGATGCGGGTATTGTCACACGTACTAACTTAGGTTCTGATTTGTCAATAGCAAAAAAGAAAGCCAATGAATTTAATAAATTGATTGATGCATTTTTGCAACAACAATCTGAAATTGTGTCTGTACAAAACAATCCTACTGTACAAGGCTTGGCAGATGAGTATTTATTATCTAGTGATTTCAATATGTTAGCGAATAAATCTAAACAAGATTATCAATACTTCCTTAAAAAGATGTTGGAGACACAAGTAGATGGTAAACCTTTGTCAAGAACTTATTTAAAAAATATGACTGGTGCAAAGGCGAAAAAAGCTTATGAAGTGTGGCTAAATCGTGGCATTTCTATGGCTAATCATATATGTTCTGTGTCAAGAAAAATTTACTCTTTTGGAATGGAGATGGGTTACGTTCAAGGTAACCCTTTCTCTACTTTCAAACGAAGAACATCTAAGTCTAGAAAAACTCTTTGGACAAAGGAGCAAGTCAAACAATTCTTAGATTATGCTTATTCAAATTTTAAGACACGTAACTTAGGATTAATTGTGCATATGGCATATGAGTGGTGTCAAAGAATTGGAGATATGCGACTGTTAAAGTTTGATTGTATAGATTTTAATAAGGGCATTTTACATTTAGAACAATCTAAACGTAGAGCTACCGTTCACTTACCTATTAGTGCTGAATTACTTGAAATGTTAAAACAGCAGAAAGATGACTATGGATTCCAAGAATATGTCGCACCCATGCCAAAGGCGATTAGAGGAGCATACAAGCCCTATAGCCTACATGGGGTGTCCAAGATAGGAAGAAATGCTTTGACCTCTGCAGGGCTACCTAATGAGCTACGATTGGCAGACTTACGTAGAACAGGTACAACTGAGATGGTTGAGGCTGGTGTATCTATGGGTCAGATAATGTCTGTTACAGGACATTCAAATCCTAATAGTGTAATGCCTTATATGAAAAATACTTACCTAAGTGCAAAAAAAGCATTGACAGTACGTGAATCCGTTGATATAAGCACAAGGCAAGTGCCGAACAGCTAATATTATATATACATATAAGTGATACATATAAATGAATATATACAGTTATATAAATGATTTACATTTAAGTGTAGGAGAATCTTTAAGATTAGATTGTCCTAACTGTAATAGTAAAAATACATTTACAGTGACCAATAATATGGGTTCAGTAATGTGGAATTGTTACAAGATATCTTGTAGTTTATCTGGTAGCTCTCGTGTTACTCTCACTGTAGATGATATTCGCACTGCTATGAGTAAGCAGATAGAAGATGAAGATTATATCTTTGAGTTCCCGGAACATGTTGTTCCACATGGTAATCGTAAGGCAATTACTGAGTGGTGTGACAAGTGGGGTCTATCTGCTAACACATTAAGTTTGTACTATGATGTTAAAGAGAACAGAGCAGTGTTTCCTATTGTACATGACAATAAGATTGTTGATGGTGCAGGTCGTGCATTAGGTCAAAATATACCTAAATGGAAGCGATATGGAAAAAACAACTTGCCTTATTCTCAAGGACATGGTACAACTGCTATTGTTGTTGAGGATTGTGTTAGTGCAGCTGTGGTTGCTTCTGACACACGGAAGGGGATAGCTGTGCTAGGAACATCATTATTGGAATCACACAAGCAATATCTATCACAGTTCTCAACAGCAATTATTGCCTTAGACCCTGACGCACTAGAGAAGATAATGCAGTTTGCGAAAGAGTTACGTAACTACGTTAAACAAGTAAAGGTACTTAGATTGAAAGATGATTTAAAGTACAGAAACGAAGAAGACTTAAATAACTTATATTTCCTAACCCCGAAGGAGTAAAATATGGAACTATCCCTAATACGAAGTTTAATGGACAAGGCATTCTATGATGAGCATAGAGGTGCTAAATGTCCAGACAGATTATTCAGCAAAGATGTAAGGAAGATTAAACAAGCACTAGATAGTGCAATGACTACTTACGAAAGAACAGTAACACCTGATGAGATTGAAGCATTATTTATGTCAAACAATCCATCTATGACTACTGCACAAAAGCAAGCATACTCATCTTTGTTCAATGGAATTAAACGAGAACAACCGATGGGAGAAGACGTTGCACAAGAAGTATTGTCTAAACTATTTCAGCAAGTTGTTGGCGAAGACATTGCTAATCTTGGCTTTGATTACGTCAATGGTGCTCAATCTACACTTGAACCTCTTCGTAATATTTTGGAGCAGTATGGTGATGATTTTACTCCTAATCTAAATATACAATGGGAAGACATAAGCATTGATGCTCTGTTATCCAAGAATGATTTAGAGGCTAGATGGAACTTTGGTATACCTAGTTTGACTAGAGTAGTTGAAGGTGTAAATGCTGGGCATCTCATTGAAGTAGGTGCTAGACCTAACACAGGTAAAACATCCTTTCATGCTAGTCTGATTGCATCCCCGGGTGGCTTTGCTCATCAAGGTGCTAGATGTATTATCCTATGTAATGAGGAAGGTCCTCACAGAGTTGGAGCAAGATACTTGACAGCAGCTACGGGCATGACAATGCATCAAGTCAAAGAGAATCCACAGAAAGCACAAGAGTTGTACAGCCCAGTGCGAAAGCATATAGATATCAAAGATGCATCTAATCGTGATATGGCTTGGGTAGAGAGTGTATGTAAATCATACAAGCCTGACATTGTGGTCTTGGATATGGGAGACAAGTTTGCTAGGACAGGTGGTTTTGCTAGACCTGATGAAGCATTAAAAGCTAATGCTATCTATGCAAGACAAATAGCTAAGTCACATAATTGTGCTATGTTTTATATGTCTCAACTATCTGCTGATGCAGAAGGTAAGGTAATACTTAATCAATCTATGATGGAAGGTTCACGTACAGGTAAAGCTGCTGAAGCAGACTTGATGGTATTGATTGCAAAGAACCCACCAATCGAAGGTCAAGAAGAAGAAGGTCCTGAGAGACATCTCAATGTTGTAAAAAACAAATTGACAGGTTGGCATGGTAATGTTACTTGTAATCTTGATTATAGAACAGCTAGGTATACCGCATGAGTATGGACAAAGAAATGAATGTATATACTAAAGAAGATATACCTAACCTTGAGTTTTGGATGGAAGAAGAAAAAAAATTAGCTGACTTGTGTGATAAAGGGAATTATCATAAAGATTATTATAGCAATAGTCACCGTAGAAAAGTTAAAAAATTTGAAAAATTAATAAAACTTATAAGCCTATGTAATGTAGTAGAAGATTATGCTAGGGGTTTAGCTTTAATAGATGGTAAATTTGTTGTTAGCATTACTAAAAACTCATGGAGAATTGTTAATAAATCTAAATGGTATAAACACAAAAAAGATTTACAGAACTTTGTAAACAATTATATATACAAGGATAAGATAGATGAAGCTAACACTTGACGTAGAAAATACAGTTACTCATAGAGATGGCAAGTTACACCTTGACCCTTTTGAGACTAACAATAAGCTTGTCATGGTTGGGTGTCTTACAGATAAAGGCGAAGAGTATTTATTTAGAGATGACTTCACAGGTGTGCAAGAGTTATTGGATGAAGCAACCATACTCATAGGTCATAACATAGTACATGATTTACTATGGCTATGGGAGTGTGGTTTAAAGTATGATGGTTCTGTATTTGATACAATGTTAGGTGAGTATGTTTTACAACGTGGAATAAAAGAACCATTGTCTCTTGAGGCTTGTGCAAATAGATATGATTTAGATACTAAGAAACAAGACACTATGAAAGAGTATTTTAAAAATAAAGTTCCTATTGATGAGATACCAAAGCAAGAGTTGTCTGATTATTTATCTGCTGATTTAAAAGCTACACAAGAATTATCTGATGTAATATACAAAAAGTTAAATACAGTAGAGTATGCAGGTCTAATGGATACTGTATTACTAACTAATCGTGTAGCACTAACACTAGCTAGAATATATCAGACTGGGTTTACTGTTGATGTAGATAAGTTAAATGAAGTTAGAGAAGAGTTTGAAAAAGAAAAGTCTATGATAGAGGATAGACTGAATAGGCAAGTTCATCAGCTTATGGGTGACACTCCTATTAATCTTAATAGTCCTGAACAAATGTCATGGATTATATATAGTAGAAAACCAAAAGACAAAACAACTTGGATGAATCACTTTGTTCCTTACATGAGTAAAGAAGAGTTCAAATCTAAGATAGAAGAAAACTCTGATAAGATATACAAGACAATAGCAGTTAAGTGTCAAGAATGTAATGGAACAGGTAAAATAAGAAAGGTAAAAAAGGATGGAACTCTTTATGCTAAACTACCCAACTGTATTACTTGTAATCATCTTGGCTACATTTTTACTCCTACTCAAGAGATAGCAGGTCTTAAATTTAATCCACCTAGTGTTAAGTGGGTTAGTGCAAACGGTTTTAGTGTCAACAAAAAGATGTTAGAAGTATTACAGCATGTAACCAAGAGAACAGAATCAATTAATGCATATAGTTTTCTACATGATTTACAAAGACTGTCAGCACTAGATACCTATCTATCTTCTTTTATACAAGGCATTAATACTTATATGAAACCAGATGGCAAGCTTCATGTGAGATTACTACAGCACAGAACATCTACAGGTAGATTTAGTGGTGCAGACCCTAACATGCAGAACATGCCAAGAGGGGGAACATTCCCTGTAAAGAAAGTATTTATATCACGTTGGGAAGGTGGTAAGATACTTGAAGCTGACTTTGCACAATTGGAGTTCAGAGTCGCTGCCTATTTATCACAAGATGGAGTTGCAATTGAAGAGGTCACTACTGGATTTGATGTTCACTCATATACGTCTAAAGTTATTACAGATGCGGGTCAACAGACTACTCGCCAAGATGCGAAGGCACACACCTTTGCACCACTCTACGGAGCAACAGGATTTGGAAGAACACAAGCTGAAGCAAGATACTATGAGCATTTCACAGAAAAGTATAAAGGAATCAAATCATGGCACACCCGATTGGCTTCAGAAGCTATGAACACAGGAATGATTACCACACCTTCAGGTAGGCAGTTTGCATTCCCGGATATAAGAAGACTAACAAATGGTAGTGTGACAAACTTTACGCAGATAAAGAATTATCCTGTACAATCTTTTGCTACTGCTGATATAGTACCTTTAGTTCTAATGCACATGGAAGATAAGTTTAAAACTTATAAGTCTTGTATAGTTAATAGTGTACATGATTCTGTAGTAGTGGATGTACATCCTGAAGAAATCAATCAAGTTATATATACAATAAAAGAAATAAATAATGAGTTAAAACAATTAATTGAAAATAAATTCAAAATTGATTTGAATGTGCCTTTATTATTAGAGGCAAAAATAGGTGATAACTGGCTTGACACCAAAGATGTTGCGTGATATAACTATAAAACTTTAAAGAAAGAGAGGTCTCACATATGAGTGATTTAATAACTATTGATACAAATAACTATGCTGCAATGGCAAAGGCTATGGGTATCGCAGGAGAAACTTCTTCTGAGCCAAAGAAGAGTAACACTTTACCTAGATTGAGAATAAACCATTCTCCAATCATGGGTGAAACAGATATGAACGGTAAGAATGTTAAGGTTGAGGTAGTCAATGGTGGTACATATCGCCTAGATAAGCCTGACGTTAATACTTATTATGGTTCATCGGCAACTATCAGACCCTTTATGCAGAGGTTTATGTATAAAAGGTTTATTAAAAATAATAATGCCAAAGCAGGTGAGCCAATGGGTACTTACCATAAAACTGTTATGGCTGATAGTTTAAATATTGATTTAAAAGACAACCAAGGTACATTTAACTGTGGTAAACCCGCAGGTTATGTAAAGGATTTTAAATCATTACCAGTAGCCCAACAAGATTTATTAAAACAAATAAAAAGAGTTCGTGTCATATTTGGATTAATAACTCTAGAGAACACTATAAATGAGAACGGTGAAGCTACTGAGTTGCAGGAGTCTCCATTCATTTGGGAAATAGATAACCGTGATGCTTTCAAAATTATGGGTGCTCCCTTTGCTAAGTTAGCACAAATGAAGAGACTACCAGTGCAACATAACATTGTGTTAAATACAGATGAGAGAAAGTTGCCTAATGGTAACTCTTTTTATCTTCCTCAACCAAGTTTAGATGTGACTACTAAAGTTGCATTAACAGAATCAGACCAAAAAATGTTTGCTGATTTTGTTTCTTGGGTACAGAACTACAATGAGTACATCATCAATGAATGGAATGTAAAGACGGGCAGTAACATAAGTCAAGAAGATATGGATACTGTAGATGACTTCATTGATATAGATAATTCTGAAGAAGAGGTAGCATAATGCACCATCCAGCAGAATTGGCGATTCATCAGTATCTTGAAGATGCCACTAAGGGTGAAACTCAAATGAGTGAATCCACTATAGATAGGATAGGCGAAGAGATTAAAGATGCGTTGAAACGTCAATTTGCTGGTGGTAATAAACGAGATGAATTTAGATATCGTGTGTCTAATATAGGTAGACCATCGTGTCAATTATGGTTTCAAAAGAATCAACCAGAAAAAGCCTTACCTAGACCTACAACCTTCGTTATGAACATGATGTTAGGTGATATAGTTGAAGCTGTATTCAAAGGCTTGCTAAGTGAAGCGGGTATTAAATATCAAGACAATACAGAAGTAGAGTTAATATTAGATAAAGATACAACTGTAACTGGTACATATGATATAGTAATTGATGGTGCAGTAGATGACATCAAGTCCGCTTCTGATTGGTCATATAAATACAAGTTTGAATCTTTTGAAGCATTAAAAGATGGAGATAGCTTCGGTTATATTGGACAACTAGCAGGATATGCAAAAGCTTCAGGAAAGAAGGTTGGTGGTTGGTGGGTTGTTAATAAAGCCAATGGTCAATTCAAATATGTTCCTGCATCCAATATGGATTTAGATGAAGAAATAAACAAAATAAAAGAAACAATCAAAGTTTCTAAACAAAAAGAATTAGTAAGATGCTTTGAACCTGAACCTGAATTTTTTAGAAAGATACCTACAGGTAATATGGTACTCAATAAAAACTGTACATTCTGTGAATTTAGAACTACATGTTGGGAAACTCTTCGTGAATTACCTGCACAAATGTCTCAAGCTAAAGAACCTAAGATGGTTCAATATGTAAAGCTTAAAGGTGAATAAGTGCAGCTTTACCAAGTAAGTAAACAAGCTAAGAAATATGGATATAGAAGTGGTCTAGAATATAAGTTATCTCTATACCTCAAGAAAAAGAAATGTGAATATACTTATGAAAGCATTAAGATAGAATGGGAAGACTTAGCCTATCGTACTTATACTCCTGACTTTATATTGTCCAACGGAATAATCATTGAAACAAAAGGAAGGTTCTTAGCATCTGATAGAAGAAAGCATTTAGCTATACAAAAACAACATCCTAATCTAGATATTAGATTTGTGTTTACTAATAGTCGTGCTAAAGTTAATAAAGGTGCTAAAACATCATATGCACAATGGTGTATTAGATATGGTTTTAGATATTGTGATAGAATTATACCTGAAGATTGGTTAAAAGAAAAAGGAAAGAATGAACACCCTAAGAAAATAAACTTTACGGGCAGAAAGTTAAATGGAGAATTAAAGTATGGAAAAAGACACACGAAATAACAATAAATCTATCTTACCCGAAGACTTTATTATAAAGGTAAATCCTCATTTAAATAGTAAAGGTAAATGGAATGGTGGTATAGAGTTATCTATTATTCCTAACTTAAATAATCCCTTAGATGATGATGATTATTATCAAGTAGAGCACATATGTAAAATGCTATGCTCCACATTAAATTTTATGGAAATTGAACCTTCTTTCAGAGACAAAATAAATGATTACGTTGTTAATGTGTTTGACAAAGAAGAGGAAGAAGTAGATAAAGAAATAAAAAAGTCTTATACAGATAATGTTATCAATGTAACTTTTGGAAACACCGATAAATGTTAAGGCATATGGAGTATATGAGGATGAAAGAAAAAGAACAAGAAGATATGGTTAATAGCCCTGCACATTATACCAAAGCGGGTATTGAAACTATAGATGCACTAGAGGCTATGCTTACTGATGGCTTTGATTATTATCTTCAAGGGAACATAGTTAAGTATCTATGGAGATACAGATATAAAAATGGTTTGGAAGATTTAAAGAAAGCACAATGGTATCTTAATAAATTAATTGAGCATCACGATGATAAAAGTTAAAATAATTTGCAATATATCTGTTGACCCAGAAGAATATGCTGTTCCTTCTGACGGAGATGTTACAGAAGACTTTGAAGAGTATATAAGAGAATTTTTTTATGATATTGATGGAACGAAAATAACAAAACTAAAAGTAATTACGGAGACATAAATGTTAAATAACTACCTACCAACAGATTATCAAAATTTCATTGCACTTTCTAGATATGCAAGATGGAGAGACAATGACCAAAGAAGAGAAAACTGGGGTGAAACAGTTGATAGATATTTTAATTATATGGAAAACCATTTAAAAAAGAATCATAACTACACAATAACTAAAGCACTAAAAGAAAAACTATCTACACAGATAATGAACTTAGGTGTCATGCCTAGTATGAGAGCATTAATGACATCAGGACCTGCTTTAGATAGATGTCATGTAGGTGGTTATAACTGTAGTTACATACCTGTAGATAGTCCACGTTCCTTTGATGAATGTATGTATATACTTATGTGTGGAACAGGTGTA